CAAATATAAACCAAGGTCTTGGCTACCATAATAGTTACCAGTACCAAATGTTGTTGCTGGAGCACTCATAGCCGTAGTAGGTGGTACACCAGACAATGCACCCGTCAAAGCCTGTCCAACCATAGGATTAGAAGCTACACCATATAAAGCTGAAGCGTATGGGTTTCTAGTTGCCGCCGCACCAGTAGCCAAGTCTACGCTTTGACCCGCACCTAATAAGCCAAAACGAGCCACATTAGCACCTGCAGCAGCAGATTGTTGAGCAAGGTTTGCACCCATTGTCAAAGGTTGTTGTGCCAATTGCTCTAAGTTCGTGAATTGTCCTAAAGCAGTTGTATAAGGAGCATAAGCCGCTTGCTGACCTGCGTAATACTGACCCATAGTTTGTGCGCCAGTACCTAACAGACCCGCACCAAAAGCAACTTGTTGTTGACCCGCTTGTTGAGCTTGAGCCGCCAATTGAGCCTCTTGAGTAGCACGAGCATTATATAAAGCCTGTAGTTCAGGAGTAGTTGCACCCAAAGTACCACCTTGAGCAACCGCCAAACCACCACGACCTTGTTGTTGTAGTTTGTTTTGCAGATTAGCTAATTCCAACTCTCTGCCTGGTTGTAGCAAAGCCATCTGTTGATTGAGATAGTTCTGGGCAACAGCTTCAGGTGACTTAGCAATGTACTGATTACCCAAGTTAAACAAGTTTTGAGCACCTGCTTGCAAAGGAGCAAATTGTGCCTGTGCGCCTTCTGCTTGTGCCAACCCTTGATTACCCAAAGCAACTAAACGATTCTGTGCTTCCAAAACACCTGGGCTTGCTGTATATCCTGCGCTTACTAATTGACCCGTTACAGGATCAAGTTTGAACTCAGAAGTACCGAAACGAGTGGTCATTCCTACTGGACGAAATGCCGCAGCTTGTTTGGCAGCAGCAGTCTCAGTCTCAATCATTGCCCTTGCTTTATCAGCCGCTTCTTTAGAAGTTTGTTGTTGGAGAAGACCTGCCGCAGTTTGTGCGCCTGTTGTAAGCAAACCCGCATATTGAGCCGCAGTTAAACCTAATTTAGCCGCATCAGCAATCTGTGAGGCAGTAAGTGCTGTTGCACCTAGACCTGCCGCAGTAGTTAATGCACCTGCACCAACACCAGTTGTTAGCCCACCAAGAGTAGAACCAAGAGTGCCGCCCAAAAGTGTATTAGCACCTGTCAATCCACCAGCAGTAGTTAATCCTGTTACACCACCTGCGCCTGTTGTTAAACCAGTAACACCACCCGCACCAGTTAATAAACCAGTACCAGTTGTTGCACCTACTGCACCTGCTGTACCGCCCAACTCAGCTAGTGTTAGACCTGTTGCAGCCGCTTCTGCTCCTAAGCCTGTTGCAGCCGCTGTTCCTGATCCAAATATGCCAGAAAAGGCTTCAGGGCCAACGATTCCAAATGCCGCACCCGCAATAACTGCAGCTTTAAGCAAGTCTTTTTTTAGAGTGCTTGACGAAGCACCTTCTGTATAAAAGATTGGCTTTCCAGTTTCTGTGAATTGAACACCAAAACCTGTATTGCCTTTGCCTTCGTATGAACCAGACCAAAGATTACCTTTAGTTCTTTCTCCATAACCAGAAACAAGTTTTTCTCCAGTTACTGTATTGATAATACCTGCAGTACCTTTACCAACTTGAGAGATGTCTGTGATACCACTCTTAGCAAGATCATCAGCCATGTAACGAGCCGCAGTTTCAGGCTTAACATCACCCTTCCAAGCATTTGTGGTATTCTGAGCCAATATCTGCTTAGATAGTTTGTCAACATTCTCAGCAGTGTAGGTAAAAGAACTTATGTTCTTAACAATCGTATCTTTATCTATTCCATAGGTTTGAGCCGCAGTAATAATGTCTTTAATAGAAGCATTAGGGTCAAGATAACTAAGGTCTTTTAATGCTTGTTTTACTTCTGCATCTGTATATGATTTTGTTGCCGCAGATTGCCCCTGTGCCTTCAGAGCATTCTGTCTATCAATCTCTTCAAGACGAGCCTTTTCGATAGACCACAATCTATCTGCTTCAGCCTTTTGTGCAGGAGTTGCAGTTGCATTAAATGCTTGTGAAGTAGAGTCATTTCCACCCCTAGCTCTTAACTCACCTAAGTAAGTTAAAGCTGTTGGATTGGAAGCGTCATAGCCCGCAACATTGGGAGACAAGGCAACATAATTTCCACCTTCATCTTGCACATATTGACCTGGCCTTGTTATATCAACTTTAGCCATGTTCTGAGCAGAATAAGGATTAGCCGCTAAAGCCGCATTAACTTGGGCTTGTGTATCAGGTTGCCCCGATACTTTACGAGCAATGTAGTCTTGAGCATTCCAAGAGCCATCTGGATTGATACCAGGAGGCAACCCCAATGATGCGTTGATTTCTGATTGTGTTGCCATGACTATTTCCTTTATGCGTTCCGAGCCGCTTCAGCCGCAGCCTGTGCCGCTTGATAGGCCGCAATAACTTCAGCAGTCCAGACTGTATTGCAGATTGCAACGACATTGGCAGGGATGCCCGTCAGGTCTTGTGCGGGTGTGAGGCTTGAACGATGAAACTTCTTGCTGATTTCAACATTATCCTCAAGGATTCGTGTTGCTTCACGATATAGAACAATTCCGTTTTCTTCAACAGTAATTTGGTCAACGATTGTGGTTTTAGTAAGTGACATTTTGATTTCCTTTCAGTTATGTCCGACTAAGCCATCCGACTTAGTTATGCTACTCGGTAAGAAATTGCTAAACTTAAAATATTAGCAGGGTTTCCATTTTTTAAATTTGCTGCTGTTAGTTCTGGTGAAGAATTCAATACACCTTGAGCATCACGGTATATCTCAATTCTAGTTGTACCTTGATAAACAGAGGCTTTAGTTGGGGAATTTGTATCCCAATTATATGTATAACCAACCGTTCCCGATTGATTTTGACTACTACCAACTGCTGTGAATGGAAGTCCAGTTATAAATAATTGTCCTGTTGCAGTACCAACAGAAAAGTTCGTTAAATAAAAATACATTTGAATATGTACCGTGTTGCCTATTTTTTGATAAAAGCCATATTGCACATAATATGTGATGGTGGAAAAAGCCCCTGAATTGGGCGAGTAAGCAGGTGTCCAAGTACCTTCTTCATAGTCATCTAGCGTATTAGCGTCTGATGATGCTGATTGAGTTGCGGGGAATGTGATTCCAGAACCTGATGTAGATGGAGTTGCACCACCCACGCCAAAAGTTGTAGCTGCCGAGCCATTGAAAATATTAAATTGTCCACTTTGTGCGCTGCTTACGGCTAAATTCAAACCTGATGTTTCAAAATACCAATTTGCACTTGCCGCTGGAGTTTGAAGTTGAATCTTTGCACCAGAACCATATACAAATGACCGAGTAGAACCATCAAGAACAACACTTGTTCCATTAAAATAAAAATTAGCAGAAGCACCAAACGCACCAGCATTGTTATATTGGATTTGTGTGTTTGAACCAGCAGGAGATGTGCTTCCACCCGCTGCCGCCCAAGTTCCATCACCACGCCAAAATGTTGACGCACTAGCAGATGTTCCTGAGTTAAGGTTAGTAACTGGAAGATTTCCTGTTACTCCTGTAGATAGAGGCAAACCAGTTGCATTTGTTAAGGTTACTGAAGCTGGCGTACCAAGAACGGGAGCAACAAGAGTCAATGCTGTGCCGTTAGTTGTAGCACCTGTGATGCCACCAAATGCACCTGCATTGTTGTATTGAACTTGAGTTGTAGAGCCGCCTGGTGATCCACCGCCACCGCCAGATGCTGCAATGGTAATTCCACCTGCGCTATTGGTAATCGTCACATTTGAGCCAGCAGTCAAAGTGGCTTTTGTTAAAGTGTTACCAGTAGAGTTACCGATCAACAATTGTCCATCTGTATAAGAAGTCTGACCTGTTCCACCATTAGCAACGGGAAGTGTTCCTGTTACGCCAGTAGATAAAGGTAAACCAGTTGCGTTAGTCAATGTGGCACTTGTTGGCGTACCCAATATAGGAGTTACAAGTGTTGGGCTTGTTGACAATACATTGTTGCCTGATCCTGTGGAAGTAGTTACGCCAGTTCCACCATTCGCTACTGGCAGAGTACCTGTCACACCTGTTGACAATGGCAAGCCAGTTAAGTTGGTTGCAACGCCACTAGAAGGTGTACCTAAAGCGGGAGTCACCAATGTAGGTGATGTAGCAAATACCAAAGCCCCTGTACCTGTCTCATCAGAAACAGCCGCAAGCAAGTTAGCACTTGATGGAGTTCCTAGAAAGGTTGCTACGCCTGTTCCAAGACCAGAAACACCTGTACTGATAGGCAAGCCAGTAGCATTGGTTAAAGTGGCACTAGTGGGTGTTCCTAGAACTGGAGTCACCAAAGTGGGAGATGTTGCAAATACTAAAGAACCTGAACCTGTCTCATCAGTAATCGCAGAGGCCAGATTAGCACTAGATGGTGTTGCCAAAAGAGTAGCAACGCCAGTACCTAAACCACTTACGCCAGTTGAAATTGGCAGACCTGTTAAGTTTGTAGCTACACCAGAAGCGGGAGTTCCCAATGCGGGAGTCACCAGTGTTGGCGAGTTTGACAACACCACATTACCTGTACCTGTTGAGGTAGTTACGCCAGTACCACCATTAGTAACACCTAAAGTACCTGTAATATCGGAAGTGGAAAGGCTTACTGCATCCCAAGAAGCGTTTGTGCCATCAGTCTGTAGGTACTTGTTTGCATTGCTTGTTTGGCTAGGCAAAAGGTTATTCAAAGCAGCAGTAGCAGTAGAAGCACCTGTACCACCATCAGCCACTGCTAAATCGGTAATACCAGTAATCGTACCGCCAGTAATTGCGGCAGCAGAGTTATCTGTTTTTGTCGCAACAGCAGTAGCGATATTATTGAACTCAGTGTCAATCTCAGTACCCTTAACAATCTTTAAAGGATTGCCAGAACTAAGATTGTCTTTAGTCGCAAAATTGGTTGTCTTTGTATAGTTACTCATGGTTTACCTCTTATCCTAGTCTTCCATCTTTGGCTTGAATTTCAATCTTTTGAATAGAAAACGAAACATTGTTAATTGTAGTTTCATATCCAGTTTGGACAATCTTTCCCGCACCTGAAGCATTTGCTCTGAGTGTTTTAATTGGTACGCCACTTGTGTATTCTGCAATTCCATACTCAGCAGTTCCATATTCGTAACTGGTTTGAGTAGGAATATAAATATTTTGTGACTGATAAGCACCAGAATAGTCAAAACCCCATTTGATTGCTAGATACTGGTTTGACCCACCAATCACAATGGCTGAAATAGTCTTTAAAACAGAAATTTGATTAGGGTTTCCCAAATCAGCATTGTTTGTGTAGTACGCAAATCGGTACGTTAAAGTATCGTCTAAATAGCCACTGTACTTACCGATATACCCATTCTTACCAATATACAAGTCACCATTACGCAAAGAACGTAAAGATGTTGGTGCAATAGAATCCCACTTAGTTACACGGGAAGCACCATCTTGCAAAGATTGTTTTGTATCAAAGCAGTAAACTTGGAAAGTAGCGGGCAAAACAAGCAGATAAAAGGCTTCTTTTTCTGAGTAAACAGACTTCAAATTAGCCAATGTTTCGCTTGCCAATGATGAATTTAGGTCAAAACGAACATTTTTAGACAAGTCTCTCAGGGGTGCAGACTTCTCTTGAATAGTCCTCATCAGTGAGCGAACACCTGAATCTGACAAGAAAATCACATCAGAGCCAACGCTTTGAATCGTATCTCTTGCTATGCAACCAATAGAGCCTACTGTGTCGCTTAGAACGATTGTTGCGGGCGTAGAAGCACCAGAATAAACAAGAATCTGTCGTTTACCAAAGATAAACAAGAAATCATTGTGCGCTGCCAAGCCCATGACTTCATCAGCACCATTAGGCCAAACCCGTGAAACGTCTAATGAACCTGAAGTACCACCACCCCATACATGACCCGCAATCAGATCAGAAAAGCTAACAGTTACTTTATCTGTAGAAGTATTAGCTACCCAAAGGCGACCAAAGGCTGATAAACAGATGTTTGCTTGTGGAACTGTAGCTACATAACCAGTTTTCTCAGAGACTCTGCGATAAGTAGTTGTACTTATAGCGGGGTCATAAATCAAAGGATCGTGACCACTTTGAAAAAAATATGCAATGCCATTTAAAGAAGCACATTGCCAGTTATTTGCAGTAATAGTGGGAGCAGTACCACCCCCACCATAGGTCAACTCAGTCACCGCATTAGAAGTGCCAAGTTTAAATATTTTGTTGTTGCCAGCAAACAGAACTGTAAGAGTCCCGTCAGTCTGGACTAATTCATGGATAACACCAACATCGTTAGCACCCAAAGCACCAGAGGAGGAGTTAACCCTTGACCAACCTTTTCTAGCACCAATACGACCATACTGATCCAAGATGCAGTTATTCGCAACCAAAGCAAAGCCAGCCCCTAAATCAAGGGGAGAATCTTCAG